TCAGGTGCTCTTGACTATCTGAAAGATAAAGGCTTTGCAGAAGTCTTTGGATGGAACCTTGGTGATGTCACAAACTATAGCCAGAGCCTCGACGAGCTGACAAAGGGATTCAAGGCCAATACTGAGGCGAGAAAGAAGTTTGTCAGTTCCGTAGATGCTGACAAGGTATCACAACAGCGTAAGGCTGATGCTGATGCCATCAGTAGAATCAACAGCGACCTGAAAACGCAGTTGAGCTTGCTTTCGGAGCAATACGACACCTATAAGCGAATCTATCAGCTGACTGGCAACAAGGAAGGTGCCATGAATCTTGCTTTTGGTGGTAGTATTCAGAGTGCAACCTATAAAGATGAATTGATACGTCAGATGCGTGAAGCACTTGCTGCAAAGCCACAAGGAACAATGACGGCAGAAGATGTGTTCGCTATGGATAAGAACACCTTCGCCAAGACGTTCGGCGAGAACAGCAAGATATTCTCTGAACTGTATGAGGCTTATGCTGCCAACGAGAAAAAGATAAAGCAAGAGACCTTGCAGCTGTTGGAAGAGACAGTTAGCAAGAATCGTACCCTTGCCCAGCAGATAGATGATGAAAATCGTCGCTATGAGCGTCAACTGGAACTTATCAAGCAGATAAAAGACCCATCCTTGCGTCAGCAGGCAGAACAAGGTGCTACCCAGGAGCATAACGAGAAGGTTGCCCACTTTCAGTTTGAGCAGTTTAAGGCCAATACTGATTGGGTGAAGATTTTCGATGACCTTGACAGGGTGACCACTGAGACACTGAGAGACATGATGAATGCCACTGAGCAGTTTGGTCATACCGCAGGACTCAGTGTTGAGGACGTGAAGGCATTGGAGAATGCCATTGCCAAGATGCGAAATGAGCTGGCAAACCGCAATCCCTTCTTCGCCATGAGTGATGCCATGAGCCGTATGAAAGCCCTCAGCGGTTACGAAAAGCAAGCAGACAAACAAGGAAGCCTTATCGCCAATCAGGAGCTTTCTTCCATCCTTGGCGTAAGACTTGGTAGTGTTGTCACCAAAAAGGACATTAAGAATGGCAAGAGGGCTGCAGGTTCAGACTTCACAAAGGGAGTTGAGGGTCTGAGAAACAAGTTTGATGCACTTGCTGGTGCTCTCGATCCTGTCATCAAGCTCTTTGATGAATTAGGAATGAAAGAGGTTGGGCAGATATTTAGTGCAGCACAAAGTGCTCTTGGTAGTGCAGCCAGTGGCGCACAAGGTGCAACCGCTTTGTTTGGTGCATCCGCAGACCCTTGGGGTGCAGCCATCGGTGCAGGTGTTAGCATTCTTGGAAGTACCATTGGTGCTCTCTTTGGTGGTCACGACGAAGCACTTGAAGAGGAAATCAAAGCCTCTAAGCGCAGACAAAAGGAGATGGAAAACCTGACGAAGAATCTTGAGACCGTTCTCGAGCACACGTTAGGTAGCCTCTACGTTGCCAAGGCTGACGAAGAAGTGAAATACAAGATGCGCGAATATGGCAGCATGTACGAGGCTCGAAAAACCGCCGAAAACAATTTAAAGAATGGTAACTTCAAGTTTTCTGATTTGGGTAATTTGCTTTCTGGTTGGTATATTCAGGACCGCACATACGAAGCCATCAAAGAGGCTGAGCAGAGTCAGAGCTACTACGATGCTCAAAAGGCAGCATTGATGATTCAGCAAGACGAGCTTCGCAGTCAGATTTCATCCGAAGAGGACAAAAAAGATGTCGATTGGGATAAAGTTCAGGACATGCAGCAGCAAATCAAGGACCTCGAAATGCAGATTCGCTACTTTGCTGAGGAAATGGCCAAAGACCTGTACGGTATCGACTACAAGAATTGGGCTGCTGGCTTGGCTGATGCTCTCACTGACGCATGGGCATCCGGCGAGAATGCCGTTGATGCCTATAAGAAGAAGGTTAGCGAGATGATTAAGGAAGTAGGTACTAAGGTTATCGCTCAGAAGTACCTCGAACCTCTCCTTCAAAAGAACATGGACGAGTTCATGAAGTACTTTGAGGCCAATGACGGACGCATGGACGAGCGAGGTCTTGCAATTCTCGCCAAGATGTACGATGATGCCGACCAGGCAGCGCGTGTTACTTCTGCCTTCCTCGATGGTGTTGAGCAGATTGCCAACCGCCACGGAGATACCATCAGGGACGATTCCGGCAGTTCTGCTTCATCAAGCATCAAGAATATCACCGAGAGTACTGCAGACCTTCTTGCATCCTATATCAATGCCATCCGTGCAGACGTAAGCGTGAATAAGGCTACACTCATGCAGTTGCTAACTGTTATACAGGGGCAATCGGAAATGCCAGTCATAGCTCGCGCACAACTCGTACAGCTTGAGCAGATAGCAAGAAACACTAACAAGAATGCCAACTTTGCAGAGGACATCTACAACCTTCTGCATAGCTTAGCACCAGACGGACAGGGTATTAAAATTAAATAACATGAAAGAGAAAGAACTTAACAATCTTCTACGAAACAGAGCAAGACAACTTGGTTTGTGCGACCAATGGTACAAGGATTGGGGCGATAACGAAACGATGCAGCAATTACTTGAAAAGTATTTACGTGGTATTGACTTCTGCATCAAGCACGACTATCCGAATCTGGACTTTGCAAGAAAGGTGTTCCCGAGAGACATTCTTATAGCGAACGGCATATTTCTTGACAGTAGTATTGATGCCAGCAACCTCATGAGGTCGGTTGTGCTTGGTGAGAGCATCGGTATACTCAGGTATAGCGGCAATCGGACTGGAAACATTTATGTCAGACATCATGCCAACCTGAGAATAGAGGTTGATGAAGATTCGAAGGTGTTTGTTGAAGCCTACGATAATTGCCGTGTTCATGTAGTAGCCAAAGGATTCTCTAAAGCATTCGTGTACTGGCATGGTGGTGAGATTACCTACGAAGGCAACGTCACCATCAGAGATAAGAGAAGTGCAGGGAAATAACCCTGCACTTTTTATTAGAAATATGCAGAAATCGGTTTGTCACAGCAAGATTTATGCAGAAAAGTATGTTAAATTGAATAAATATCCAGTATATTTGTATATTTATACGGAAAATATTTGTATCTTTGTGGCGAAAATCAATCATTTAGGATAACAAAGCAGGGTGACTTATGAAGAAATGGCAGAACTTTTTCTTGCAGCGAATGGGCACTGACGAAGAAGGTCAGCCATACCCTGTTTGTGAAAGCGTAAATGAGTGGGGTATTTTCTGCAAGAAGATTCCCTTTAAGATTTTCGATAAGGTCAAGGAGCCTGCATCACGATCATGGCATGATGAAGATGGTGATGACGAGTACATTCCCGATGACGGCCTAAAAATCGAAGCTTACAAGATGAAGGTTGAGTTGGCCTGCAAGAAAGGTGGCTCCACGGATGACGTTCGCAACAATATTGGCACATTCCTAAATCATTTGAAGCGTGGGCTGTTCAAGCTCTATTCCTCTCATACCCGTATCGGCAGGCAAAACGTAAGGCTTGATTCTATCTCTGATAGTGCCAAGTGGAAGTCTGACGATGACGACGAATACCTGATATTTGAAGTAACATTCAAGGTCAACGACCCTGTAACAGATGTTGTCCTATCATGAGCGAGTGGAAAGTATATAGCACCAAAGGAGTCGAGAAAGCGCAAGTGAAAGAACTTGAGCTTCACGATGAATGGATGGCTGAGTGCTACCTGACCGTTACGGTCAAGTCAGCAAACCCGGTCAGCTTCCAGATTGGTGACTATATAGACTATCGCGGAGAGCGTTACAGCATCAACTATGATCCAACCGTATTGAAGAAAGCCCGCAAGGGAACGTATGGCGAAGGATTCGTATATGACAGCATCAAATTCGTATCTGACTCTCAGAGCAAAATAGTAGGCTGTGACTTTACTGACATAGTGCTCGATGACAATCAGATGCACTACACAGGACTGCCCACATTTCCATTCTACTGTGAGAGCGTCGATGACCTTCTTGATAGAGTACAGGCATGTTTGGAAGAGCTGTACCCGGGCCGCTTCATTCTGATAGGTCTGAATACTGCAAGAAATGCACAACGCGGACTTGCTGTAGGCAGAGAGAGCGATTTCGTTAATGCCTACAAGCGATATGTTGACCCTACTGGTGCCGAGAAAACTGACAGCTACGGAAAGACCAGTGTAGCCCTTTCTGTTGACAACATCACCTGTTGGGAAGCAATAACTAAAATCAACTCAGATTTTGGTCTTAACTTCATCATGCGAGGTGACGTAGTAATTGCAGGCATCAATGGTGTATTCACTCCCGACACGTTCCGTTACGGCAAAGGTAACGGCCTTTACGAGATAGAACGCATCAGTGAGCAAGACCAGCAAGTTATCACACGTCTGAAAGCCTACGGCAGCGAAGAGAACCTACCAACACGTTACTATGCAGAGCTTAACCTGCAGGTATTCGCCCATGTGGAAAGGATAGAGGCAAACTACGAAACCTCCGGTCTTCACTATGCCGCATTTTGGCTTGACCTTGACTTTGATGCAAAATACTTTACAGAGCGTTCAAAATCATATCCCGGTCTGACGGAAAGACCGAACTATATTGTCCGCATTATGGCCAACGGCATCACCGTGAAGGGCTATGTTAGCATGACTTATGATTCACAACGCTGCCATATATATTGCGAGTACTCAGGAGTTAACCCAGAGGATGACCGAGACGAGACAGAACAGGCAGCTATGAACGCTTTCTCAGAAGCAATCAAGCAAGGTGACACCGTGTACTTTGTCGGTGGTATAGAGAAAGGCGCATTCCCCCTTTCAAACAGAAACTATGCAACCGAGAACCTGCCAAACAACATGTCGGTATCTCGCCTGATGCTGCCTGGATTCCCAAACAAGTCATTATACGATTGGGTGAAAGAGCATGGCGGTACAGACTGTGATGACGAACGCGGCATAGCCACCATCAACGGATTCACTGGTTATTTCTCCAAAGACAAGCACCGCCCTTGGTTGCAGAGCTTAAAGGCTGAGGATTACGGTATCAGACCGGGAAATATTTATTTTGACGGAAACAACGACACCGAGAATATCCATCCCACGTTAGAGGGGATGAAATATGCAGGTCATGATGTTGATGTCATAGCTGCTGCTGAGCAGATAACCGACAACGGAGTATATGGAGAGGGCAACGTCCCCAATTTCACTATTACGCTCCCTATCCTTGGCTTTGACCTTGCAGAAGTCTTTGAAGAAGGTGCTACCATCGACATGAAGGATGGTATGTGTGGTTCTCGCAGCTTCAAGATGGCCAGCAGGCCAACCAAGAATAGCAGCGGTCAATGGGAATGTAAGGTGGAGAGAGTTAGAGATGACTCCCTTGACCTTTGGTTCCCATACAAGGATTTCCAAATCAAGGCAGGTGACCACTATGTGCTGACAGGTATCAAGCTGCCAGACGAATATGTTTCTGCAGCCAGTGAAAAGCTGTTTGATGCAGCTATTGAAGCATTGCAGAAGAATGACACCACACGCTTCACCTATCAGCCACGTATTGATGAAATATGGATGGCCAGACAGCACGACGCTGCCATAAAGAACGGAGAAACCAGCCTACATGATACGCTTCATGCAGGTGACATCTTCCTCTTTAAAGATGACGACCTTTGTATTGACGAAGGTATCATCATAGACGTGCTGACTATCAGAGAGTGCGGAAACGACGGCATTCCCACCTACGAAGTCACTCTTCGTAACGAGAAGCAGGTAAGTTCCATTCAGCGCATGATAGACAAGACCGTTGGCAGTAACGCATCAGGTGGCGGTGCTGGTGGTGGCGGCTATACAAGTAGGCAGATACAGAGTCTTATCGAGAACTATGGCGGCGAGAAATTCCTATCAAGAAAAAACGATGACACTGCAAAGGGATGCATAACGGTGCTTGCCGGACTCCGTACTCTTGATGACTTTATTGAGTCATCAAAAGGCGGTGCTCTGTACACCGATGAGGACACGCTTGCGCATCTCACAACTGATGTTGCGAGAATACGTGAAAGAATCCAAGGTTCCCTGCGTATCGGTGACACCGCTGCGACAGAGACAGAGCCAACGCTGCATGTAGGCGGCAATACGCTCGTCGATAATGACATACAGGTCGGAGGCGACCTCGACGTGACGGGGCGTGAGCGCATTGACCGCATCCAGTCGCACAACTACTCAGGCTCCGGGCTTGCCGACACGGGATACATGATAACCTCCGACGACGGCACGGGAAGCTCGATGGCGGTGCTGGACTACCTCACCATCCGCAAGAAGATGATCGTCAACTCCATAGAGGTCAAGGAGACGCATTTCTCCGCCGGTGACATAGCGCACACGCTCGCCTCCTGCGAGATAGCGAGGACGGACTACCTCTATGTCGATGAGAACGGCGGTGAGGAGCTGCTCGGGTACTCACGCATCAAGGTGCCGTGGCTGCTGCGTGGTGCCGCGCTTGTCCTCGGTGTCGACAACGGCATCGTCAGGGGTCTGTACTCACGCTACAAGCGGGTGCGGCTGACCCTCACCGAGGAGCAGCTGCGCCGGTGCAACCGCATACGCTGCTATTTCCTCTCCAAGGACGGTGACCGTGAGATAGAGAACTGGTTCCGCCCCAATGACCTTGTACGCTGTCAGACGTGGAACGTGGTAAGGGAGAGACGTGAGACCTTCACTCCTGATTTCAACGACCATGCCGGCAACGTCTACTACTGGCGCAAGATACATGATGTCTCATGGAACACCGGCGAGACAAGGTATGTCGCAAGGGACTCCGATGGACAGCCCACGGACGAGACCACAACGGATATCAGCATGGCATATATCAATGAGGGTGGTGTCGCACGCCTTGCGGACAACGGCATCCACAGCAACAGCGTGGACGGAGCGCACGCACAGAAGGAGATAGACTGCAACACCTACCACTGGTTCGACGTGGACTATGACTATGCCGCAGAGCAGGCGGGCGGGACTGGCTCCGCAGACAAGGGAAGCGACATCCCCGCCGCGGGCGACAAGGTAGTCCAGTTCGGAAACACCACCGACCCCGACCGCATGAACATATACCTCATAGAGGTGAACGGGGCGGGAAACCCCGACGCTCCCGACTGGAAGATGTACAGGGGTGTCTACACCTTTAATCTGAGCCAGTGCTGGTGGGGAGGCGAGTCGTGCATGAAGACCAAGTGGTCGGTGTCGACGGGCATCGAGGCGTACGCCCCCTCCTTCAAGTGGATAACGGAATACGGCAGGGCGAGGCAGGTGATAACCCGTGAGGAGGGCTTCTGGTCGTCCATCGCCCTTGAGCGTGACGACTGGAGCAACTACAGACGGCTCTCCGACTATCCCGACTACTCCGACGACATCCTTGACTCCAGCGGGAACTTCGTGAGCCGTGTGAACGGCAAGCCCAAGAACTGGGTGCGCAAGTGCCGCTACTACGACCAGGTGGCACACAACGGCAGCGCGTGGCTGTGCAGCCGTGCAGAGAGTTTCTACTGGCGTGACAGGGACGGGAATATGGTAAGCAGCCGTGTGGAAGGTGCGGAGTACGTTCGTGACTACACCACGCAGGAGCCGTCGGCAGCGTCCAACGACTGGACGGAACAGGTCGGCAAGGGTGACCCCGGTGCCTTCAAGAGCCAGGTGTTCTGCCGCAGCAACAGCACTCCGTCAGCCCCGAGCAACGATATTAGGGACGGTTACAACAGTTACGACAATCCCGTGCCCCCCGCCGTGAGCGGTCAGCCGACGTGGACTGACGGGGCACCTGGCGGCACGGCGATACTATGGATGTCAACGGCATGGTTTTATAGCGACGGAAAACACTCAGACTGGACGACCCCGCGCCAGCAGACCGACACGGAGACCCTTGACGTGGAGTTCTCCCCCAACGCCACACAGCCGTCAACACCTGCGGGAACGGCGGCGGACAAGGACACGTCGTCCGTCAAGGCGCAGCGGCATGCCCAGGGGTGGTATGACCCGAACGATACCCTCCCGACCCCATGGACTTGGAGCGACATGGTATGGCGTGCGGAGCGCAGGATAAGGAACGGTGTCTATTACGGTAACTGGACTGTTTCCCGCATCAAGGGCGAGAACAGTGTCCGTATAGACCTCTCCAACGAGAACGACACGATGCTCTACAGCAGCTCAAAGGGGCTTGTCAGCGGCAGTGTGCAGTCTACCGCCTACCTCTTCGACGGCTCCGACGACGTGAGCGACGGCGAGAACACCACATGGCAGGTCTCCGCAAGCGGATGCACCTTGACGAGCGGAAACTCCAGAAACATCGTCGTGACGGACATGACGGAAATGACAGCCAAAGTGACGGTCACCGCCACCTACACCGACAGGAACAAGGTCATGTACACACGCTCCACGCAACTCACGCTGAAGAAAATCATAGACGGTGACAAGTACGACCTCGACATCACCCCCAGCTCCATCGCATACAACGTCTCCAAGGACTCACCAGCCACCTCTGACCTCACCATCCGTGTATGGAGGACTGCGGTCGACGGAACACACACCCTGTCGGAACCGCCGTCGGGATATTATGTGTATGCGGGCGGTACACGGCTGACGGCATCGTCAACGGGCATATACTCTATCACAACGGACAACAGCGCCGTTAGCGGTTTGCAGGTGATGATAGCCAAGTCGGCTGACGGAACGGACACGCTCGACAGCGAGACCATACCCGTCGTGAAGGCTGAGGACGGTAAGACACCGACCATAAGCATCGGCACCAACGGGCACTGGATAATCAACGGGACGGACACCGGTGTCACCGCCGAGGGCAAGGACGGAACGGGCGTGGCGATCAAGGGAACGGTGGCTTCCACTGGCAAGATGACCATAGAGAACGGCATGGGCTATGCCGTCCCGATGAAGGATGACGGCACTGACGGCACCAAGACACAGGCGAAGCACGGTGACTGCTATATCTGTGACTCCAACCGTCACCTGTATATGTTTACCACCAGCCCGTCAGTGGCATGGAACGACCTCGGTGAGTTCAAGGGCAAGCCGGGTCAGTCGAGCTACATGCACATAGCATGGGCAGACAAGGTGACGTTCAGCGGCGGCAGTTATGCCACCATTGAGGGTTTCATTAAGGTCTATGACGGCAATCCACACGACTGGGTAGGCTTCGCCACCGACAATAACAGCGAGGACCCCTCTGACTGGAAAGCCTACAAGTGGAACTACCAGCGTGGTGCCGACGGCAGCGGCACGGAATACGTCTACCTGCTGACCAAGGAGGGCTTCAAGCCCACGCTGAGCCAGACAAGCGGCAGTGGCACCCCGTCAGAGGATGAGTTCCTGCCCGCTGTCAGCAACTACGAGTCAGGCAAGGTCTATGGCAATAGCCAGTACTTCGAAGACGACCCGCCAGCCAGCGTCAGCGCGGAATGGCAAGTGCTATGGTGGGCATGCCGCAAGTACAAGGACGGTGCATGGCAGGAGTTCGGTGATGTCACCATGCACAACAGGTACTCGAAGGACGGAATGAGTGTGGAGAGCTACATCTACACCGAGGAGGCATGGAGTAATCAGGACTCTACGGTCAATGCGGCTACTCCGCCTTCCGATTGTCAGGAGAGTGACTGGAGCGACTCGACACCCGCAAATGTCAATAACCGTAGTTACCTGTGGCGCAGAAGCCGCAAAATGACGCTTAAGGCTGACAAGAGCGGCTACGATGCCGGGCAGTGGGCGTACACCCGTCTGAGCGGAACCAACGGCACGAGCATCAAGACACAGGGCACGGTGGCTGCCACCTCCAAGCTCCTCGACAAGGAAGTCATCCCGCTTGTCAATGGTGCTGATGGCGCACGCACTGCCGTTGAGGACGGCTGGGCTTACGTCTGTCAGGCAGACAGACACCTGTACCAGTGGAGTGACGAGACCCGCAGCAAGAGCGGTACATGGACTGGCTGGCAGAGTGGATGGCTTGACCTCGGTGAGTTCAAGGGCGAGAGCGGAAAGACATATTATACACACGTGGCATGGGCGAGAGGAATCACAATCGGCACACCGACCGCAGACCGTCGCACGGGGCAGCGCACCACGCCTAACGCATCCGCCTGTGAGGAGTTCAGCATCAGCCCGCAGGATGACCTCGAATGGATGGGTGTTCTCGTTGATGAGGAGGTACAGGATGCGGCAGGTGCTGACGGGTGGAAGTATTACACGTGGAATAAGGTGCAAGGCATTGCAGGGGAGAACAGCGTGCGCCTTGCGCTCGACAACGAGCATGAGGACTTCCTCTACGACGGCACGACGCTCGTGGCTCCGTCGGCAGGGGCATCGTCACCGATACGTCTCTACGACGGCGGGAATGACATCACCGCAAGTATGCCGGCACCTGAGATACATTCCATCAGTGGCACGATAAAAGGCGCAAGCGGCGCATATATCGACGGCAAGACGCTCTATGTGAAGTCGCTGACGGCATCCACGTGCGAGGTGGTGGTGAAGTGCGACTACAACGGAACGACCTACTACGCCAAGTTCACGGCCAACAAGACCAACCAGGACAAGTACGACATCGTGTGCAAGCCCAGCTCCATCGCATACAACAGCACGACGCACGCAGACAAGGCAGGCACCGCCACCATACAGACCGTCAGCCTGTCCGCAACTGGAATAGGCATCGGCGGTACGAATCTGTCGCCATCGCTCAGCACGTCCGTTGGCGCAGGCAGACTCTGCGTGTTCTGGGCCTACGTCAGCGGCGACGGCACGGTCGGCAGCTTCTCCGGCAACCCCGTCACGTCGAAGGCTGTTACCAAGCAGGAGTGTGAGTCCTATGTCGGCATCTACTTCGAGCTGCGCTACTACACCAGCTCATCCGACTATCGCATCTGTGATTATGAGACGGTGGAAATAGCCAAGACCAAGGACGGTGACAGCATTCAGGGTGAGCCGGGTGATGACGGTGTCGGTCTTGTGGTGAACCCGTCGAGCCTTATACTCAACGAGGATTCGGATGCGAGCGGTCAGGCTTACATAAGGGAAGCGAACAACACAGCCACGATACGCCTGTATGAGGGCGGTGCGGCGCAGAAGATAACGGTGACGGAGCAGGGCGCGACCAACTACACATGGAGCGGTAACGAGCTGACGGGCAACGGCACGTCACAGGTCACCATGACACTCAACGTGGGGAATATCGCAAGCGGTGATAATGTCAGGACAGGTTCCATAGCCCTCCGCGCCACATCAGAGGACGGCAATGTGATTGACTTCTCCGTTCCGTTCTATGTCAACCGCCTTCAGACCTTCAGCCGTGTCATCGACAAAGGGGTGGAGACGGCTCTCGGTGAGGCACACGTGTATGAGATGAATCCAGACGGGACGGTAAAGGACACCGAATACCTTTATAAACAGGTGAACTCGGCGAAGGAGGCTATCACGACACTTCAGGATACCGTAGGTGACGCTTCCGGTGGTCTCGTGAAACAGGTGTCTACACTGGAGCAGACCGCGCAGGGAATCACGTCCCGCGTGTCGAGGACGGAGGAGAAGGTGGAGCTTCTCAGTAATAAGGAGGAACTTCTTGACCTGACAGGACTTGACCCCTCCAAGGCTTATCCCGTCACCATCAACCTGCGTACTGGAAACGAGAACACCTCCGAGAGAATCATGTGCGGTGTGGAGAGACCGCTTAACGCATCCTACAATGCGGCTACCAGTCCGGACTACTACGGTCACGACACCATGGGTTTCATGACCATCCTGAAGTGGACGACGTTCCAGAGCGGATGGGGAGCGGTACAGGTTCCCACCGACTGGTCAACGGAAGACGAGAAGAGATACATAGACACCTTCGACAAGTACTGGCTGAGCACGTCAACCGCCAAGGTGGCTGGCAGCATAGGGCAGGTCATTGAGGTCAACAAGGAGTTCGTGTACCTTCGGGGGGGCTCTAAGTACAGAGTCTACACGTCGAAGTCCGACGCTGAGATAGAGCTGCACCCCAGCGGTGTCACGCTCACCTACAACGGTGGCTCCCGCACGCTTTCCGTCATCAACGCCTCCGACATAGTGGAGCCCGTGCAGGACAGGCGGACGAAGGAGCAGGTATCCTCTGAGATACGGCAGACGGCTGACAGCATATCACTGTCAGTGCGCAGCGGCATAGAGAGCTCTCTCCGGGAGACAGGCATCGACATCGTTGACAAGATAATCACCATGAAGGCGGAGCAGACGATATTCAAGGACTTGTCGGGACGTGAGATGATTTCCTTTGAGATGGTGGAGTACGACGGCAGCTACCTGCCATCGCTCGTCTTCTGGGACAACAAGGGCAAGAAAGGCGGCAACAAGTCCTTCGTCCTCAACTGGAAGGGACTTATCGACATGACGCAGCACTCAGCATCAATGTTATGGGGGAATGAAGTGATGTTAGGAACATCAAATGGTAACAGAAGTTTCGCCAACGGCAGCAAGATATATGCCGAGGTGTTATGGTTCAACAAAGAGGAGCATGATGGAGTGAAACCGTCAATATACAGCGTGACGAAATACCTGTACTACGCAGGTTACACAGTAGTTGCCGGAAAGAAGACATGGAATCCCGCCGAAGCGGGCGATTATGACGGCAAGACGTTCGACTCGGACGCGACGAGTCAGCTCTACCTCCCGACAGGTACGCCGACGGGGGGATGGTATATCTCGGAAATTTCGGAATACAAGACAGGCACAAAGGTATGGCGCAAGATATTCTCCTTCACGCACTACACGGAAGGTATGCCTGACTCGGTGTTATCCGTATGCGTGGATGTTCTTGATGTGTATGATATACAGGGGCTGCCCGTCGTTACCGAGTACCAGTTCAACGATACTCTGACGGACTCCTCGGTAACGACAGGCAGCGACAGCTTGGGCAACTACATGATAGTGCCAACTGTTAATTGATAACCTTTTAAATACAGGGATATGGAAGTATCAAATGAGACATTGAGACAGGCTATTCTGGAGGTTCTCGCTGAGCTCGGGAGCGCACTGGAGAACAGCGACGGGACACCCCGTGGGGCGAGCATGGTCAGTGAGGACGGTGACTACACCTTCGACAAAGTGCGGAACATGCTGTCACTCCCCGGTGTGCTGTATGACAAGGACCCGTCCGTCAACGATGACGCGAGGGCTATGGTGTATCTCCAGGTGCCCTACAAAATCCTTGCCGACAGGCTGGCTGAGATGATAGCGGCTACCAATACCGCCACGGAGGCAGCAGGCAGCGTAGAGGAAGCCATAAAGGAAGCCACGGAGGCTGCCGGGAAGGCTGAGAGGCAGGGTGACGCAGCCGAGGCGAAAGGAAACACGGCGGAGTCCCAGGGTGACACAGCCGAGTCACAGGGAAACACGGCGGAGGCGAAGGGCAACGCCGCAGAGACCAAGGGCAACACTGCGGAGCAGCAGGGAAATACCGCCAAGGGACACGGTGACTATGCCAAGGAACAAGGGGATTACGCCAAGAAGCAGGGGGATCTCGCCGCCGGTACAGCAGCACAGGCTGGCGAGGATCACGAGAGGGCTGAGAGCGACCACCAGGCAGCGGTCACCGCCACAGACGGGGCGGAGAGGGTCGACGCACGGCTTGACGGAATGACGGTCACCATCACCGACCGCCAGGGACAGTCACGCTCTGTTGACATGGCTTTCGACATCTACGACTCCTACAAGTCAATAGCCGAAATGAACGCCCACCTTGCCGAAATACCGAACGGCGGGCTGGCATCCATCGCCACGGACGACCCGACAGACCCCGACAACGCCAAGCTCTATCAGAAACGGAGCGACGGAACGCTCGCGTACATCGGTGACCTCGACCAGGCATCGGCGGCGGCGTGGGCTGACTGGCTGGAGAACCACAAGCAGCAGATAGCCGACGCTACAGATGCGGCGAACACGGCGGCGGAAAACGCTGATGAGAAGGCTTCGCTCGCCAATACCATATACAATACCGTCCGCTCATGGTTCCACGGGACGGACAATGACGGCTTCAAGTCTGAGTCGGAGCAGTGGCTCTCTGACACCAAGGACGAGTGGACCGCCATCAAGCAGGCGAGGGACGCTGACTGGGCTGACTACAAGGACGGCAAGGACACCGACTGGACGGCATGGGTAGCCGCACGCCTCTCCGAGTGGAACGCATGGTGGAAGGCACGCAGTGACGAGTGGACGGCATGGTTCTCCGACACCATCGCCGACGGAGTGCGAAGAAAGTGGAACGACTTCTGGCAGACCGTCAACGGACAGTGGTACGGTACGGAGAACACGGACGGACTGAAGAAGGAGGTTGAGGAAGCCCGTGACAACGCCAACGGGAAAGCCGCCTATGCCGGTGAGCAGGGTGACAGGGCGAAGCTGTGGTGCGACAACCCACCCCGTGTCAATCCTGATACCAACTACTGGCAGTACTACAACCAACAGACCGAGGATTACGAGGATTCCGATGTCTATGCCAAGGGTGAAGACCTCGACTGGAACAGCATAACGGCGGAAGAGCAGACGCGGCTGGTTAACCTGATTCTTGCTCATATCACCTTTGCGTCGGAAGATACCAGCAAGGTCATCGTGGGTGAATTGGTATAAACGAAATAAAACATTAACGACTATGGTAGAGAAGATAAAAAAGATCGTCATTGATGTCTTCGGCAAGGAATACGAACTTGCCGGAGGCGGCGAAGGTTCACAGCCTGCCCCCAACAGCGTAGGCTCTGACGAAATCAAGGACAAGAGCATCGAGCGTCAAGACTTAAGCGACGACATTCAGAACACGCTCAACGATGTCAGCGACGAGAACGTGGTCAGCGAGTCGGAACTGGAAGATTCGTGGGACGAAGCCCTGCGCAATGCCGGGCTCATACCCGTAAACAACGACCAAGTAGACGATGACATCTAAAAAACACGCAAGGCTATGGAAAAGACTAAAAAGACCGTCGTAGTCCGCGTCAAGCGGTTAGCCTCCAAGCGATTCCTCGTTGAACAACGAAGAAAGTTCCTGTTCTTCTGGGAGTTCTGGCAGAAAGGATGTCCGACGCTCGGACTCAACAAGTACTATTCAAGCAAACTGACTGCCAAGACAGCTATCCAGTCGAGAGCTGACAAGATGGGCTACAAGTCAGTGGTGCTGTTTCTTTAGAATGAGTATAAACTCAGATATAGTTCACTTTATTTATTTACTTTTTTAAAATTCTGTATTATGGATTTCAAAAAAATCGTGACCAAGGTTCGCCTCCAGTTTGTGATGAACCTCATCGCTGCGTCTATCGTAGCAAGTCTTAACTCTGCCAAGGCTTATGCCGACGGCTTGAAGGATGCCCTCGTAGCAGGTGACATCGCATTTACTCACGCATCGTTCAACGGTGGTCAGAAGACTGACGTTGGTGCTGCTCTCGTAGAGTTGGCAGAGAAGGGCAACAGCGACGCTGTAACATTTGAGGTGCTGCAGAGCCCCAACACAGGCAAACTGAAGACCTATCGCTTCACCAAGGGCACTGGTGCAACAGCCCAGACCATGGACATCGACATCGAGAAGGACCTGCTGAACGGTACGTTTAGCCTTGTTACCATCACTGAGGATGGTGGTAAGTACTATGACGGTGCTACCGAGGTGACTGCCGCTCAGGGTGTGACTGGTGCCGGTGTGTACATGAAGTACAACAGCAATGCCGCAGGCGAGACAGAGACCTTCAGCTATGCTGACATGAGCAAGTGCATCGAGTACCTGACCGTTGGCAATCAGACTGGCAAGGTCGTTACTCTCGCTATCGATCCCCAGACTCACACCATCACTGCCGACATTGCTGACAAGGCTGTTACAAAGGCAAAGCTGGCACAGGCCGTACAGGATTTACTCGACCTGGCAGACAGCGCTTATCAGTTGCCTCAGACAGGTATGCCTTCAACCGATATGTCAAGTGCCGTACAGACCTCACTTGGCAAGGCTGACTCTGCTCTCCAGAGCGCAGACTTCGACGAGATTACCGAGGCTGAGTGCACATCTGCCTGGGAGGCTGCCATGGCTGCCGCCAACACTCCCGCCAACGCAGGCGAGTAAGCCCCTCTGCTAAAGGGAAAGGTGGGACTTCGGTGTCCTGCCTCTCCCTCTTACTTCATATCCTTTTTCAGTAACACTTTAAAAGAAACACCATTATGAGCGAAGTGGCAAATGAGTTGGCGGCTACAGGAATAACGGGCTTCCTACAGAGGCTTTACAAACCTATTATCCAATGGGCAAACAGTGTTTTTGCCACTATAGACGATGTAGCCGCTATCGAGGGTACGTTAACCCCTGCCTCCACCACAACCTGCGAGGCTATTGTAAGCGAATTAGTATAAACAACCTATTATATATAAGCAACTATGGCAGATAACAACAGCAACAACGAGACAATACAGAGCGGCACACAGGGACACGAGAACGAAGCCGTGAACGTGTCAGGCCTGAAAGCCGCCATGCAAGAATACAAGTCGAAGTTCGACACGCTCGTCACAATGAGTGAGGCACCCACGTCATCAACGCTGACATACACGCACAACGGCAAGACCTACCCCTTCAAGATAGGCGACGAGGTGCGTGTTCCCGACGCGGAGAACGCCTCGGAGGGTGCCAACGGGTATGTGTACTACAAGCTCTATGACATTCAGAACGGCACGGCATATTGGGACTTGGGCGGTTCAGGAGGCTCAGGCGGAGGTGCTTTGGGCAAGGTGAAGGTGTACCTGAAAGACATCATCAATGAGATAGAGAACCTTTCTCCGTCGTTTGCTGGCGTAGTGGTGACGCTGCAGAACACCACCGACAGCGGGGCAGAGCCCGTCACGAAGACGCTGGCCGCTGGCGAGAAGAGCGTGGTATTCACGAAGGTCACCCCGTTAAAGAACTATTCGGTGAGTGTGGCACAGCTGGACGCCCAGCATACGACACCAGCCGCACAGACCATCACGAACCTTGCCATCGGCGAAGAGAAGGAGCTGACGTTCAACTACGAGGCCGACGAATATACGGTGAACATCGCATCGAACCAAGGTACCGACTCCGCCATCAGCGATGCCAAGGTGACATACAATAACCAGCAGTACGGCAACGGCGATACGTTCAAGGTTGCCAAGGGTACTACTGTGAGCCTGACGGAAAGCGCCATGAGTAACGTCACGGACTATGCGAAGAGCATCAGCCAGTCAGGAAAGTCCATCAATGCGCTGTACTCTACGACGCTGGTAGCCATCAGCGTGGTTTCCAACCAGTCGGATTTCACGGAGCGCAAGCAGTACACCATCAACGGTACGGCGAAGCTCGTGACGGCCACGGGTACGACACCCGCCCTGACAGGAACGGTGAAGGTGGCCACTGGCACGGCTCTGAACATCACCGCCCCCGACATCGAGCACTACGCCAAGAACGTCGCTTCCTACGGCAATGCCACAGGTACGAGCCAGACGATAGAGGTCACCTACTCTGCTACGAAGGTGAACCTGAATATGGTCGGTGTGGTGAACGGTGTGGAAGGTAACTTCCCAACAGGTGCACAGGGTACGGTGAAGCATACTAATGGTACTGACCAGACTTTGACGGACAACACGACAACGGCGCTGGTACCGACAGGTAGCGCGTTCACCATTGAGTATGCAGGCGTATCGGGTTACGGCACTCCAGCGAACTATTCAAGCACGGCAGCAGGTACGGCCATGACAGCCGACAAGGCCAGCTACGTGTATGGCGTGCTGGTTGTAGAGCTGACGATGAACGATGCCGACGATACCGATCTGGCCAGTGCCAAGGCCTATATCACAGTAGGCAGCGGCTCAGAGCAAGAAATGTCAGGCTCGATAGCCAGCCATGTGAAGACCTTCTCGATGTCCATTGTGCCAGGCACGACATACTCTCTGCGTTTCGGTGACGTGACAGGCTATGCCACACCAGCCGCCGTGACGAACCAAACGAAGGCCAGCGGCTTAGAGACCGTCCAGAAGCAGTACGCCACGACGATACTGACCGTGACGCTTGCAAGCGATACTGGCGAGGCCGATCTGAGCGGCGTGACGAAGACCGTTACCGACACAACGGCATCGGCTACCGTTGCAGCCCAGCAGAACGGCACGTATAAGATTCCTACAGGTCATGGCTATTCGGTGGCCGTGAGCAACGACGTGGAAGGCTACAAGGCTCCTGCTACGGCGACAGGTACGGCGAGCGGTGCATCAGCATCGGTAACGATGACCTACGAAGAGCAGGCAGGATTTGTTGACCTCGGTTTGCCATCAGGCTTGAAGTGGGCACAGGCCAACATCGTGAAAGACGCTCAGGGTAACTACGCGATAGGTGAGAATCCCGAAGACTACGGCTGTTACTTCTCATGGGGTAACATTGTCGGACATAACAACGGCGAGGGCTACGACTTCGGTACGAGCAATTCAGGACCATACGCCAGCACTCCTGGTAAACAGGTCAGTGCCAACATTGCAAGTAACGATGCACAGCACGACGCTGCTCTGGCCCTGCTCGGCTCTCCTTGGCGCCTGCCGACGAAGGAAGAGTTTAAGGAGCTTTACGACAATACCGATAGGGAGTGGACTACGATTAACGGCATAAACGGCTGGAAGTTCATGAAGAAGACTGACCATAGCGTGTTCGTTTTCTTTCCCGCTGCTGGCCTCGGTCGCGGTACGAGCATCAATAATGTCGGTTCGTACGGCTACTTTTGGTCATCGTCGTGGTACTCTGCCGATATCGCGTACTACTTGTACTTCAGTAGTTCGAGCGTGAATCCTCAGAATAACAACTCTCGGTACTACGGGTTCTCGGTGCGGGCTGTTCAGTAATTCGCCTACACCCGTTGGCTCAGTTTACGACGCACAACAGCCGCCCACAAGGCGGCGCGTCGTAAACTGGGGCAACGGATTAAGATAGATGATTTAAGTAACTAACTAAAAAGAATAGGAGAGAATAAGATGAAGTTAACTCCTGCATTGGAATTTGAGAAATTGCGTGAAGACGCTGAGAGCTGGAACAAGATTTTCCTGCACAAGGACGGCAAGTTTTTCCGTGCCTACGAATGGAGTGCATGGCTGATTAAGACGCTGGTATGCAGCGAGGCGTTCCAGAAGGAGCGCGGTGACGTGAAGATACTGGCTGCGAACCGTTACGTGACGAAGAAGGGCGAGTATGTGAGCGTCGGTTTTCCTTTGGAGTCGCTGTCGAAGTACATGCCCAACTATGAGGACGTGGACTTTGAGACCATTGAGGACTATGCTACCTTCACGGTGGAAATGCCCGACGAGAAAGAGGTGACTTACGAAGCCCTGCAAGCCGCCTTCATGGAGTGGAAGCAGTCGCTATCAGAGAAGGACACGCGCGGCGGTCAGAAGGTTTCGCGCTCGACAGCCCGTGTCGATTCGGAAGGTAGTCGTGTCGGTATGTTCCAGATTCTTTCTCAGGTGATGAGCTATCCGCTGGAGTCGAAGACACCATCTGACAATGCTGAGTTTATCGCTTTACTGAAACGGCAGCTTGCAGCGCTGCTGTAGGATATACAGACCTCCCGCTGTAAAAAGGGGAATGCGCTCTTTCAACATATATTCATCAAGGAAAAACGTAGCGGCTGTTCAAGGCGAATTCATAGGTCATCCGTCCTGCGATGAGCGGGAAAAAGATGTAGATGTCTGGCGGCTCTGCAATAGCAGTTCCACCATTCGTTCGTAACAGGTGATGACCGTCAACGGAGTTTTTTCTTTCCCGCTGCTGGCAACGGTAACGGTACGAGCATCAATAATGTCGGTTCGAACGGCAACTATTGGTCATCGTCGTGGAACTCTGCCAATAACGCGTACAACATGTACTTCAGTAGTTCGAGCGTGAATCCACAGAATAACAACAATCGGTACAACGGGTTCTCGGTGCGGGCTGTTCAGCACTCGTCAAGAAGACGGCACAAGACTACATAAAGAGATAGTAACAGAAGACAATAAACGAAAACAGCTATGGCATACTCACTGACACGCGAGGCATTACTGCTGGACCTTTATGCGGCGTTCCTATGCGCCAAGCGTCATAAGGGCAGCAAGCTCTATGTTCAGAGGTTCGAGCGTCATTTGAAAGAGAACCTGACTGAGCTTAGGGACTCGCTATGGGACAGGACGTATAAGCCAGCTCCTTCGTCGTGCTTCATCATAGAGCGTCCGAAAAAGCGGGAGGTCTTTGCAGCCCAATTCAGGGACAGGGTGGTACACCACCTGTACTACAACTACACTCACGAGCTGTTCGAGCGTACTTTCATCCACGACACGTACAGCTGTATTCCAGAGCGTGGCACACACTACGGCATAGGCCGACTGGCTGAGCATATCCGCAAGGAGAGCCTTGGCTACCGCAGGCCGTGTTATGTGATGAAGCTGGATATTCGCGGTTACTTCATGCATATCGTTCGCCAACGCCTGCTGGATATGGCTATGTGTTCGCTTGAGAAGCTGCGCACGCACAAGATAAGTAAAGGAGATAAGGAAACATGGGAAGACCGGATAGACTACAGTATGGTGACATGGCTGACGCGCGAGATTATCCTTCTTGATCCAAACGAGAACTGCAGGATAGTAGGCTCTGAAAACGACTGGGTAGGTCTTGACCCAGCGAAGACGATGCGCACGGCCAACAACGGACGCGGCCTACCTATCGGCAATCTGACGAGTCAGCTTTTCAGCAATGTCTATCTGAATGCGCTTGACCAGTTCATGAAGCGCGACATGAAATGCAGACACTACGGCAGGTATGTTGATGATGCCTATGTGGTGAGCTGTGACAAGGAGCAGATGAAGTCCATCGTCCCAAAGGTCAAGGCGTTCCTCTCTGCAGCCCTTGGTTTGGAGCTGCACATGGGCAAGCTGTCGGTGAAGAATGCCGACTACGGTACTGAGTTCCTTGGTGCCTTTGTGAAGCCTTACAGGACGTATACCTCTAACGCTTGCCTGCACAGGATGGAGCGTAACATCAGGTTTATGGATATGGAAGACGGTGACTCGGTATATCGTAGCGTCAACTCGTTTCTCGGTGTGCTGAGCCACTACAAGACATACAGGATTCGCCGCAGCATGTTCCTGCGCAGCAGGTTTCTGAGGACGGCGACCTTCAACAGTGACATAACAATAATGAACAAACCATATAATTACAAAGAAGTATGAACAAGGTATTTGGAAAGAAAGAGTGCTTTGTCCCCGTACGTGAGGACGAAAGCCGAGTGATCGTCAGCTACGACTACCATGAAGAGGCCGACGGTGAGAACGCGACATGGTTTGAGGTCTACTTCTATAAGAAGACTGACGGCAAGCCGAGTATTGAACGCATCAAGGCAGTCATCCTCAAGGATATTGACGAGCGCACCGATGACAAGTCTGAGCATGGCTACGTGTGGAGCGGCAAGCCCGTCAAGCTGAACTGGGAAAACCGCCAGAACTTCAAGGCCGTCCATGATGCTGCTGCCATGTACCCAGAGCTGGTGACGTTCCCGAAGCTGTTCAAGCTGAGTGACGGTGATGACGGTAATGCTGTGTACCATACGTTCGAGAGCATGCAGGAGTTGGCCCAGTTCTACCTTGGCGGTCTTGGCTGGATTGAGCAGTGTGTGGAAGAAGGTTTCCGTAAGAAGGACAACTTCGACTTCACACCATACGAGGAGGCACTTAGTGTTGAACATGAAAAGGAGTAAGACTATGAAGAAGATTTTCGACTGGATTACAAAGTGGGACAAGGACAAGATATTGCACGATGACCTGGTGTTTACTATATCCTTGCTTGCCGCCTGTGTGTGCAAGTTGTTTATCACAACGGAATGGCAGGTTGTCACGGCATGTGCTTTCTTCGCAGGGTTCTTCGCTGGTGTAGCCAAGGAGATATACGACGAGTGGAAGTACAAGGGTGCTGACGAGCGTGACTGGGCGGCAGACATCTGCGGTCTTGTGCGTGGCACTATATTCTCATTATTACTAACAATTTAACATAACACTATTATGGAGAAGTACAAAGGATTCATTTACTTCCTGCTGATTTGCCTTTACGTCTTAGGCACAATCGGAGGAATAGGATATGCCTGCAACAATCACGCATACCTCATCGCAATAGGTGTGGCAGCCGTCGCTTTGATGGCTTTGCCACAAGTTATCAAGTTTTACAAGAGCCTTACAGAATGATAGATCAGATTAAGAACATGGCGGTGGGGATAGTATTGGCTATCCTCGCCTACTTGGAGCCAATAGAGGGAGAGTTGCAAAGTCTTTTTCTTGTATTCTTCCTCAACTTCATGTTTGGCTACCTCTCAGGGATGGTTAAGGGTGAAGAGTTCTCGCTGAAGAAGGCTCTTGTGTGTGTCGGTCATGCCACAATTTTCTTCATCCTCTGCGCTGCCGTCTATGTAATCGGGCGGTTGAAGGGGCAGATGGAAGGTTCTGTGCAATGCGTGTCTTTCATCACGTATCTTGTAATATACTTCTATGCGCTTAATATCCTGCGCAATTGCAAGAAGATATTCAGGGAGGAAACGGCACCCTGGCACGTTGTTAATACTCTCTACTTCATTCTCCGCTTCAAATTCATTGAAAAGATACCTTATCTGAAGGAGTATCTCGATACACAAGAAGCAGGAGCCAATCAGTCATAACACGATTTCAAACAAGAACGATAATTGACTATGCAGATAACTCAAGCACAATTAATGAGAGCCGTTTCCAACCTGAATAAGAGTAAGGCTGACGAGTTCGTAGCATCATTCAATATGTATGCCGTCCATTTCGGGCTGACAACCAAGCAGCGCATCGTTCATTATCTCGCACAGGTATTCACGGAAAGTGGGGCACTGACGGCTACCAGCGAGAACATGAACTATTCCGCACAGCGTCTGATGCAGGTCTGGCCGTCCCGCTTCAAGACCCTTGCCTTCGCACAGCAGTATGCACATAACCCTGAGAAACTGGCAAACTTAGTGTATGCTGATCGCATGGGCAATGGAGGCGAGCAGTCGGGCGACGGTTGGAAGTATCGTGGTCGTGGTTATATCGGCTTGACAGGGCGACAGAATTATGCGGATTTCAACAAGTTCGACCTATGTACGGAAGATGTCTTAAAGAATCCCGACAAAGTGGCTTCTTACCCTCTTAACCAACTCTGTGCCCTCTGGTTCTGGGAGAAGTACGGACTGAATGCCATAGCCGACACCGACGATGGCGGTACGATGGGCGAACGCATCGTGGAACGTATCACCAAGAAAGTCAATGGTGGACTGATAGGCATATCACAGCGTAAGTATTATTACAGGAGATTCGCAAGGGAGTTCGGGCTATGAGGAAGTACGTCTTTGCATTTATAGTAATCGTGCTCGCCGTGTCGGTGTGCCTTAACATCGGCATGTACAGGCATATCAATACGGAGGCCGTGAAAAGCGACACCGTATATAAGGAGATAATAGTGGAGGTCAGGGATTCAGCTCCTGTCGTGAAGGAAGATAAGACCATCGGGCAGATAAGCGTTCCTGTTTATTCCAATTCTTTAAAGATTGGAAAGAACAAGCATGATTCAACCTGCTTATCTGGACAGAAAAGTGATGATAAGAGGAAAACAGGTGATTCCGTCACGCTGGATATCGTCCAGCGCAAATACACCGACGATTCCACCTACACAGCCTATGTCAGCGGCTTGAGGTATGATATCTACCCACGGCTGGATTCCGTCATTGTCCGCCAGCGCACCGTCACCGAGCGCGTCCGCCACACCGTCACTCTGCGTCCGAAGTCCCCTCGATGGAATGTCGGGCTTATCGGTGGATATGGATATGGGTTCAAGTCAAAAAATCTTGAACCGTTCATAGGTGTTGGTGTTACGATAAGCCTCATTGGTGGATAAAACAAATGGTTGATTTGGCTACAGCGGTAGCCAGCGGTTTTTAATTATATAAAATGTTTTAGGTTAGTAAAAGTTAGTAGTTTGTAAGGGAAGCCATCCGTGAGGACAGCTTCCCTTTTTTGAGTCAAACGATGATGTCTGGGTGTGGCGACTTCTTTCTATTCTTAATGTCTTCGTACTTGATAGCACGCTCCTGAGAGGAAAGTGCGTGTGTTTTCTTCTTTCCTGATGGTGACCCGTCGAGAATAGTACTTTCCTTGGCAGCTTGTTTTTCTGCCATTGCTTCCTTGCGCTTACGCTTGCGCTCTTCTGTTTCGGCCTTCTTACGGGCAGCGTCTTCGGCAAGTTTCTGCTTAAACTCTGCGCTTTGTGTTATTTCCTTGAGTTTTTCAAGGCGACTATTTAACGCTTTCGACTTCGTTTGCTTCTTCCTCAGAGAAGAATACGTTGCCTTTGGCCATGCGCAACAAGTCTGATACACCACCTATCCATTCAGTTTCAACTACGATAAACTTATGGGCAATCATGTTTGCGCGAATGTACCACACCTTGGTACCTTTTGCTGGGATTGAGCCTAATTCCGGCTCGATGTTTAATTTGGTTTCTTTCATGTTATACTACGGGAGAGATATTTGTTTGTTGATTTTGCAAATGGAGAAAGCGTGTTGGAGTTGATGGACAAAACGTATTTCAATAATATCACATATTGTCCATAATCCACCTAATCCGTTTTCATCTGGCCAATTTGTCATTTTAAGTTTAAACGGATGGTCATAACTTAGTGAAGAATAGTTTTTATGGAAATACTCAAATCCATTCTTTTTAAGAATTTCATCTGTGAGAGGTATAGGTCTAAGAAAATCTATGGTCGTATTAAACTTGTGACCATTCTTCTGCTTGAGTCGCACTACATTACCTGAGCCGTCAACCTTCACGACAACCACGGTAATAAGTTTCTTTCCATCGAGATATTGAACAATATCCCCAATCATCAATTCTGTTATTTCCATGATCAATATTTTTTGCCTCCGTGCTTGTAAGAACGGAGTTCGTTATAAATCATCTTCTGCTCGATATGCCAAGCGAGATTTATTCCAAGACGTTCTGCCCATGCAAACATGTAATAGACAGCCTCAGTAAGATTCATCATGCCTGTATTCAGGATTTCCTTCACAAGTACAAATGCCTGCACGGTGAAAGAGCGAGTGCAAGGCTGATATTCCCCACCATACCAATTCATGTTTTCTCTATGAAGCTCGTATGCAGTATCGAGAATACGAATACAGATGTCCGCAAACTCTTCTTCGACAGTCCCTTTGATAAAATCCTCGTAGGCCATTTTCATAATTGCAGCAGTTACATGATAACCTTCGCCATCAGTAGTAACGGAAAGATATTTTTCTTTTGCCTCTTCTGAAAATCTGCGTCCTTTTCTGTCTGCTTCAATGGCTTCTGCCACCTCAGTCATAACCATACCAAGCCAGTGATAACCCGGCTTTTCTTCTTCGTGCCAGCCGTGTGCCGTAGCATTTGCATGGATCCGTCTGGCCCAACTTTGTAATTGTTCTTTTGTAGGTCTCATTTTAAATCTTTCTTTATATTTTTCTTGTAATCTTTTTAATACGATTCTCCATATGATAATGGACAATAAGCAAAGACCATTGTTCCTACAGGAGCATAGTCAAGGATGAACTGTGGTGAAACACACAGGTCTTTTGAGAATTTACGGGCTTGTCCTTCCGTCATCATGCCATCCATATAATTATCAACTCGACACCAACATCTTACATTGTCTGTGCCTTTCTCTACCACGAAGAAGCCATCCTCGCCAATCCTCATATTCTTTGGCAGACACTTTCTCATTTCAAACTTTTTCTCTCCAGATATAATCTTTTCGAGTAAGTCTTTTGGTAATGTTATCAGTATATTCATGATTTATCTGTTTTTTCTCTTTAACAAAGAAGTAACCCCAGCATCTTACGTAGATGCAATCCCAGATTTCTCCTAATTCCCAACTGAATGCTTTTATTTCTCGTTTGATTCTGTCAAAACGTTCTCTTACATTCCACCACCAACGCTCCCAATTTATTTTAGAACGATGGAGCAAGTAATAGCGTGCAGCTCTGAGTTGAGAAGCAAACGTATTCTCATACATCAGTTGACCTTCGGTAGTTACGTTTGGCCAACCATAGCTTTCGCAATACATCTTAACAATGTGACGACGCTGTATATTATATACCGGCAAAAGACGCTCAAACGTGTCCTGTTCGTCTATCAGGCGTTTCAGGGTTCCGTTCTTTTCGTCTTCATCCAGCTTTGGTTGTAATTCCATCAGCAATTCGTTGGAGCGACTTTTTGTATTATATCGTTTCAGAATCTTTGCATCAGAAATCCTAATCACTATAATGTCACCAATGTATGGTGAGCCTATAAGGATGCAAGGAACTTTACCGTAATCACTCCGAGAATCTACTTGCACTATGTGCTTGATGCTATAGTGCTCTTTAACTTTTTTCCATCCCATAATATTCTGATGTTAATAAATCACAACTATCTTCCAAATCATACCGCATGAAGATATGCGGTACCTTGTAACAATCGAATTTCACGACGTAGTGAGTTGGCTCGTTGCCAACATACCTGCCACCGTAACATCTATGCTCCAGAATAATGCCGACGGAGCCAACATGATTACGGCCCATCCGCATAAAACTCTTCGCAATTTTGATTTTGTCACCTACTTTAAATTTCATATCAGTTATAATATGCGGCTCTGCCTTGGGCCGTTCTTGTGGAACGGCTTGTTGGCAGAGCCGAGTGTTTTGGTTATTTGGTAGGCGAAATCTGAACAGCCCGCACCGAGAACCCGAGGTACCGAGTGTAGTTAGTCTGCGGATTCACGCTCGAACTACTGAAGTACATGATGTACGCGTTATTGGCAGAGCTCCACGACGATGACCAATAGTCGCCGCTCGAACCGACATTAAGGATGCTCGTACCGTAACCGAGGCCAGCAGCGGGAAAGAAAACGGACTTTCCGTTAATCTTAGACGTGAAGCGACTACCCATGTGGCCATTCTCGCAACACCACTCGCGAGTACAGTTGTCAACGAGTTCCTGGAACTGCTCTTTTGTTGGCATCTGCCATGGCTCACCCATATTGGAGCGGGCCGCATCATGTTCGATGTCTATGTCACCATTGAGTTCATGACCTTTTGTTTCATTATAGTCGTCGAAGTCGTAACCTGAGCCCATAGCATGACCTTCGATATTACCCCATGAGAAATAAAGTCCGAAATCTTCTGGAGATTTGGCACCAATGTTACGGTCGGCCCAGAGTGTACCAGACGGAAGGCCAAGGTCAACAGCAATCGTCTCACTCGAAACTAATGTTTCTGGAGTGGTGGCGGATGCGTCACTTTCCATGATAAACTTGTAGGCTTCACGACAGAAGTCTATAGTCTTTGGTTGGTCATAAATGCCAAACTGCTTCAACAGTTGCATTTTAAAATCTTGATTCTGATTCATGTTAGTAAAGATTTGATTAAACTGCTATATTAATAATATTAGAAAGTTTCTTACAGAGTGCTTCGCAAAGAACACGACTCATGTTAACTTCAACAGCATTGCCTATAAATTTCTTCTGCTCTGACTGAGTGCCAACAAGAATATAGTTCTCAGGGAATCCCATAATCTTTTTGAGTTCAGATACCTTGAGCATCCGCATCTTAATATCAATGATACGATAGACAGCCATAAACTCCTTGATTTTGCGAGTCATCGGAGAGTCATCTTCGTAGATAGCAATACCCACCTCTCCACGTTCAGTACATACAAGATATGGCGGCATCTTATCATCATTCCACTGAGGGAGATACTTCATGTTTATCATCTTATCTCCATGCTGACAAAGAGTATCATTCTTGCTCATTTTTATTTTCTAAACTAAGTTGTTTCTTTTGCTCAAGCCATTGCTCGCGAGTTATTGCACCCTGTTTGTTCAATTCTCGCTGTAGGTTGTTCTGCTCTCTCTCATATTGGTCAATAAAGACGTTACGCTCTTTGATAAAATCTCGTAGAGCGCAGGTTATCACCATTGGATCAACAGAGCCATAGAAACGACCATAACGGCCTGTCTTGAAATAGTAGAAGAAGAGAAGAAGCTCAGTAACTTTCAGGTAGTGATATTCTGCAGCAATAATCGTTGCGAGACCTTCTACCTGTTCTTTGTCGAGATTCTTGGCACCTGTGAACTTTGACAAGTCCACAATCTGAGGGCATAGCCACTGAAAGGAAAATGTTTTGCCATACGCCAGACAAATATCCGTCAGCGTAGGATAGTTGCCTATAATGGCTTTCTCCTTTTTCAGAGCAAATGAAGCCTGAGTTTTAGGGTTGACTCTTGCCAAGAACTGGTCTCTGTCACCAAACTTAGAAAGAATCGTCAATGTTTTCCCTTGCTCTGGCTTCATTAATGAGGTCGTAGGTGTCGTTGACAAGTTGCTCGTTTGTTGGAGCACCTGCTGCCCGACTGCCTGTAGCAGCTGAGGTTGTATCATTCTGATTTCTGATTATTATTTCATCTTCCCAAGCACGCTGATGCAGGAATGTAAGCGGGTTCTTTCGAAACTGCTTTACAGTTGTTGCCTCTAAATATTTGGGCAGATAATCAAATATAGCTTTTCTGTCTTTAAGGGAGATTTTGGCATACACTTTCTGACAATCAGATTTTCCAACCTTTTTATCATAAAGTTCCCAAAAATCTGAGAATGGAAATTCTTCTTCCATATCGAACAGAGTAGATTCTGAACGTAGTGAAGAATCTCTTTTATTCTTTCCATTATTATGTTTTGTGTGAGCGGTGTGTGAGCCTGCTTCTTGCTGTGTGATTTGCTGTGTGAGCTTTTTAGCTAACTCGCTGATTTCCACATCGTTAAGTGTGTGAGTTGGTGTGTGAGTTTCCTCAGACTTGAAGATAAGATACTTCTTTAGAGTAATCATATTTACCCCTTGGTCGTCGGCTGTCTCTATGATACCTTTTTTTCTCAACCCTGAAAGGAATGTTCTTACGCGCCATTCAGTCCAGTGCCACCGTGCAGCAAGAAATCGAACAGATGCAGGCCACTGTGCCTGACTCCACGTTACTTCGCGACCTCCGATACGAGCAGTATGCTCAGATGCCTCAAATCTGACCTGACTGATAATATCCAGGACAGCTTCGCAATCATTGTAAGTACGGGATTGACGCCAATAGTCGCTTTCAAAGAAGTCGTTGGAGATTTGTTTGAATCCTTTGCACATACATGTCTATAAAAAGTTAACTAAGTTACGTTCAAATTCCTCCTTCGAGATGTTTGGGATGATGGCACGAAATAGTATATCGCGTACATTATTATATAATAGGTTAAATTCATCTTCTTTCATTTTCTCGAAAGAAATGGATTTTGGCGCATGATACCATTGTTGTGTCTCAATGTTATAGAGTGGTTCGCACCATCCTGCAGTGACTTGAAGTGACTTACGGAACACCTCTAAGTCATTCTTGAAGAAGGATTGCTGTTGCTCGTTGAGGTATTCCCAAGAGCACCTTAACAAAGCCCAGTATTTACGATGAAAGCTGAGGTTACGAGGCAGACGGATTTCTGCCTCATAAACCTCACCAATCTTGAGCTTTTTCTTCTCGTCGTAGTCTTCATCAAACATTGGTTTCAGACCTTCGCGAGTGTTCTTAAGCAACAGCTTCATACGTCAGAATGGTAGACCGTCTGCGTTATCTCCACCTTGACCTTCCTGTGTGGCAGGTGGGAATGGATTCTGGTTCTGAGCGGGTGCCTGCTGTGGTGCTCCCTGACCTGCAAACATATCTGCCTGCTGTGGTCCTGCTGCTGCGGCAGGTGCAGGTTGAGCGGCCTGCTGGCCTGCACGAAGGACGTTATAGCAACGAATGTCATTGTAGTAGCGTCCGTTGTACTCTCTCGCGTCGATGTCAAGCTGAACGGTGACGTTCTGTTCGCCCGGCTGGAGGTTGAATTGTTTGATGCGGTCCTCGCCAAAGATAGAGAACGCACACTTCTTTGGGTACTGACCAGGAACCTCAATAACGTATTCCTGTTTCATCCACGGATTACCCGTGCGTGCTGATACGCCCGAATTTGCAGGCATAATAGCGATAATTGTTCCAGTTAATTCCATGTTAATTACTATTTATAATGTTTATAATCTTACTTTCCTTCTTTGATTCCGTTTATGAATAAGTCAGCTAATTCATCGAAGTATTTCTCGTCTTTGAGAGCATCATCAACGGCACCAGTAATCTTGTTGGCCATAGAACCCTTCTTCATTATCAGATGATATAGATAGGAGTCAATGGTATCAAGTTCGCCACGGTTGCCAATGAGAATCCATGAGTTGACGGCATTCTTCTGACCGTTACGATGACAACGAGCCTCACACTGAGAGAGGTCTGCCATAGTCCACGGAAGGTTGATGAAGAGGACGTTTGATGATGCAGTCAGCGTAAGGCCAACACCTGCAGCCTTGATGGAGCAGATGATAACACGACGCTCACCAGCTTGGAAGGCATCAATAGCTGCTTGTTTCTGTACGGCATTCTGACGGCCTGTGACACAAACAGCATCAGGTATAGCTTCCACTAAGCTATCAACGATGTCATGATGCTCAGCGAACACCACAATCTGCTCAGTGGAGTCTTGTATGAAACTGATTGCTGCATCAACCTTGCCTTGACCAGCTATTTTGCGAAGATTCATGAACTTGACCAACGCCTGCATACGCATCTTTTTACGTATCTCGGCATCGTCACAATTCCGATAGTCCTTGAGCCATGCTTTGAGATCGTTTTCGCAAAGGTCATACTCTTCTTGGTTTGACAGCTCAGTGAAAACCTTTGAGCGCGTGAGGTCAGGAAGGTCTTTTAGCACTTCCTTCTTTCCACGACGGAAATAACATGAGCTGTGAAGGATGGCATTCAGTTCTGAAAGATGCTTGCCGTCACCATAAGTATTGACAAAGTTACGGTAACCTCCAAAGTCCTCAATACGTCCAAGGATGCAGAGCTGAGTAGCAAGGTCCATCGTGTCATTGACAACAGGCGTACCAGTGAGCATGTTGATATATTCCTTTCCGGCACAAATGCCCATGCAGAAACGAGCTGTTGCCGTTGAAGGATTCTTGCAGCGGTGAGACTCGTCGATGATGACTGATTTGAACTGCTTGATGACATTCTGAAAGATGATGTCTTTGAGCTTTGCGCCCTTGTCAGCCTTCACCACGAAATACTTCTTGAGAGATTCGTAGTTAACGATTACCACATCATAGAGATTCATCTGCCCTATAAAGTATGGGAAGGTGGACTTGATGGAGTCCGTGAGAATGAGCGGGCGAAGGTCTGTGAAATTCTCGACCTCGCGCTGCCAGTTGATTTTGAGAGAGGCAGGACAGATTACCAGGCATGGTGTAGCTTTGGCCCGTGCAACAGACACGATAGCTTGACCTGTCTTTCCCAAACCCATTTCGTCGCCATTGATGCAACGTTTCATTTCAAGTGTCTTGGCAATGCCAGACTCTTGGTAGGGGTACGGTTTGTATTTTGGCATATTATTTATTTTATATCTTTTATTGACATTTCGCCTTCAAGTATGGATTTCGTTTGGCGGTCTTCTATTTCAGCAAACTCTATCGCGCAAGTCAACGAACAGTCTGGAACTATCGGTTTTACATTAACCCCTCTGTTTGGGTCAAGCTCATCAAGAAATAGTCTTGCGCCATCTTGCTCTTTTAAACAAGAAGCCCCTACGATTCTTTCTATCTGTGCCATACGATTAAACCTTTCAGGAAAATCCTTTCTTATTTTGTTCCAATATCCAATACCGCCTTTGACACATCCAATACAATTATTATTGTTGTAACCAAGCTTATACATTATAGGAATTGCAATACCTGCCTTTTTAAGGATTCCAAGACAATCCTGCTTGGTCAGATGTATTTCTATGAGCGGAAAGAGAGGCTTGGTTTTGGGATTCTGCTGTTTGAAGCGAATTGCTCTGTTGATTTCGTCTTTGCAGAAATCGAAACCCCAAATTTGCCCCCCCCATTCACCAAGTGCTTCTTCGTATAGATAGCGCACTTGTTTTTTTAATTCTTTTGTGCAAGAAGCACCTGTAGGCCCGTTGATATATTTCTTTTTGAGAAGGACATCTTCTACGTTATTAAATTTACCAGATCGTATCGTCTGTATTTCGATTCCGAACCATTTTTGGCAATCTTCAAGAAATCGCTTATTGTCGCTATGTTCAGAACCAGTTTCAATATGCACGATGCGCACATTCTCGTACAAGGATAGACCAATCTTGCAGGCCACAGCAGATGTAGCACCGCAAGAAAACCATCCAATTATTGGCAATTCTTTATTCATGTTTTCTTGTTTTATTAGTTTGTAGGATGCAGTGGCAAAACCACTGCACACAGGACTACGTAAACAGCCAATACTTAAAGGCAAGTTCGAGATACTTTTCACGTCCACGCTCGTAGAGTTCATCACCACGGACAATCTTCTTATAGAAAACCTTGTTTGCGGTCTTTGATACGGCATAGATGAAATCCTGATTACCCATAGATGGGTCGAGAGAGTGAGTGAGGTCCATATAGAAAGCGCGTGAGCGGTCCCACTCAAAGTAATCAATGCAGTTGAGGAACTGGTCGTATGTTGTTGCTACGGTGGTTTTGAGGTCGCCACCGAACAGCCCAAGATGCCAGTCAAATTTGCACCTCGTCGGAAGGTCAAAGGAATAACAACCTACATCGAAATGCTGTGAAGGATTTGCGAACACCTTCTGACCGACGGCATTTTTGAGAACGTAGTCAAGGAAAGCATCTTTCTGAGCTGCACGACGTAGCTTTTCAAGTTGCTTCTTTCCCCATTCCCATTCTTGTTTGGTGTATTGCTCTTCACCAACGAGATAACGGAAGTGGTTGCAGTTCTTTGGCTCAGTAACCAGCCCGTCAACAAGCGTACCAAGGTGGAACGCTTTCTTCTTATCCTTTGGCTTGACGAAATCAAGTTGCGGATAGAGCTTTAGTTTGAGCGAAGTAAGGTCAGAGTTACTGACCTCACTTCTCGAGTAGTACGGGTCCATATTACTTCGCTGCAATATCTTCTACATAGAGAACGTGCTCGTCGACAACAGAAATGTCATCCTTGTTTTTGAGCTTTTCGCAGGTTTTGACCATGAATCCGAGTTTCTTGGCTAATTCTTCGAGAGACATGTTTGAACCTTCGTGCGCCCACCACATCTGAATGATGGCGAGATAGCCGTTAGGAGCATCCACCTCAATATGGTGAGAAACTTTCACCTTAACAGGAGCGGAAACAGTGGGAGTCTGGTCGAAGAGAGTCTGAGACTGAGACTGAGCCTTACGAAGTCTCTCTTCTTCCTCTCGCTTTTTCTTTTCTTCCTCAGCCTTGGCTTGGCGTTCTTTCTCGGCTGCTTCCTCAGCTGCTTTCAGCTCGTCCTCGCGTTTCTTACGCTCTTCCTCGGCTTTCTTGGCTGCTTCTTCTGCTGCCTTACGCTCGGCTTCATCCTTAGCCTCTTTCGCCTTGCGCTCAGCCTCTTTACGTTCATCATCGAGACGCTTCTGCTCTTGGAGTTCTGCTACCTTAGAGTCGAAGGTGTCAAGAATATCCTGACGGGCAGAAGAAACAGAATCTCCATAGGACTTTGCCAAGGAGTCAGCGACTTCCTTATAGGCTCCGTTCATAATCTTACGAGCATCCTCTTCGGGAATCTCAGGAGAATATGACGGCTTGCGGTCTTTCAGATAAGTACCGATAACGATTTCCGTTGGCACACCGTAGATTTCCTTCTTAACCGCCTCAATGTTGTCGAGAGTGAGCAACTTAAAGCTGTTTGTCAGCTTATCAAGGGCCTCAGATGTTTTCTCGTTGACAATCTGATTGCAGACAGAGATAACATCGTCGTGGAGCTGAATCTTGGCAGCTTCGATACGAGCCAGACGCTTACGCTCTTCCTCAGCCTTACGTTGCTGTTCCAACTTGAACGCAGCATATTCGTCACGTTTCTTCTGAAGTTTATAGATAATGCTTTCTTCTGACTTGGAATCAAGAATAGACTCCATCTTTGTAAAGCCAGACTTTACGAGGTCGAACACCTGAGTAACACCCTTACGTCGCTCGGTCATAGCTTTCTTGGTGGAAGATGCTTTCTTGATGTAAGAAGCAATCTGAGCATCCAACTCGTCAGTCATTTCGCCGGACAGAGCAAGCAAATTCTCGCCAGCTTTGATGCAGTTCTGCAAGGAAGTGTTGTTCTCTTTAATAGCGTTGGTGATGTCAGTCTTGATGGAAGCCACATTCTTTGTGACTTCCGCTGACTGCTTGATAATTACTTGTAACTGATTTTCTGCCATGATGGTTATTGATTAAAAGGATCATCTTCCTGGGATTCTACTGTCACACCATTAGCAGGTGCGGCAGGCTGTTCGGGAGCTGCTGGCTGTTCTGATGGTTCGAGGTCCTTGTCAGACTCGAAAGCACCACCGGCACCAATGGAAAGTTTGGGGTAGCCTTTGAAAGCGTGCTTAACGGTCTTTGACTTGAGGAATCCCGTATCAATGTCAGAGCCATCAGCCTGTGTTCCGTACAAAGCGTTAGCCTTGCCAAAATTTGATTTGCCCGAGTAGGCTTTGAGTCTCAGGATTTCGTCTGTGTCGAGAACGAAATAGTCAGCAGAGCCATCATTCTTGATGATGCGGACGTAGCAAGCGATAACCTTTGAGCCTTGAGGACGTGGCAGACATTTCTCCCAAGTCAGAGTAGGACGGCCATCGGACTCACCATAACGGAACGTGTCGCAGTCGTACACTACCTTTGGAGAATCGACGGAACGAATCTGTCCTGCACGCTGGCGCAGTACAATCTCACCATAACCAGTGACGGTGATGACGGCATTACTCTGATAGATGGGAGTAGGGCGGTGATACTTTGGATCGAGATTGTTTGGGTCTTCGCCAATCTTCACCCGTCGGCACTCCAAATAGCACGTCGTTGTTGTTCCCTTCTCGATGGAGAGTCCGTTGATTGCCAGGAAAAGGAAGGCAAAGTAGATAGACATTCCGTCAGCCTGCTTTAGCATGTTGGCATAGGAGCCATAGGTAAGCTCGTTGATGAAGAGATTCTTCTGCTCTTCAAAGAATGCCTCAGCCTTCTCAGGACCGAACTTTTGTGAATAAACCTGCACAAACTTTTCGTGTGCGACATCGGGAATCTGCTCATGAGGAACAGTCTTGATAGTTTCTAAAATGTTATTCATTATTCAATTTGTTTTTGGTTTCCATCCATTGAGGCGATACACCTCTTTTGATGCCTCTTCTTTTGTTGGCACGTCTTTTACGAAATCTCCATGAGCGCAGCCGTTACCGTCATCATGGTATTTCCAAATGCCCCACATACGACGATGTGGGGCAAAGTAGTACTGGCCGTTTCGCATCATACCTCGATGATGGGAATTTCGGGAGCCAGCTCCTTGATTTTCTCAATCTGCTCGTCAATGAGCTTATCGCGTACTTCCTCGACGATAGCTTCTGCATCGGGAGAAATCAGTTCGAGCACAGCGTGCTTACCCTCAACGTGAGCAATAATCTCAATAGAGAACACTTCCGGCTGAGTACCCTTGAAGATAGGAATCTTTACAGCGAAAGCCTCGGGTAGATTGGAATCGACAACCTTGCGATATACGTCCGTAACTGAACCGTTGTCCTTCTCTTCGCGCTCTACCTCAGTATTAACCTTGGCGGTGAAACGCTTGAGCAGAGTGACGAGGCTCATGTTGGTTTCCTTCTTCTCGAAGTATGAACGGTTGATGCGGAAGAAGTTACCAAGGTCAGTTGACTCCCACAACTTCTTATTAACACCAAAAGCGATATACTGACGAGAAAGTTGGATGGTGCCTATCACTGTCTTCTTGTTGCGTGAATCAGTTTCATTGACAATAAGAGTCATCTTGAGATTGTCACGGTCAACAAGAATGTGAGTACGGTAGTGGTTGGTCTGACCATCTTTTGCATTCCAACGCTTCTCAAGGAAATCGAAGATGGCAGTGATATTGCCACTGATTGATACTTTGTCAGGCTCAAGGATTGGAAGTGTTGTCTTCACTTCGTCATTCACCTGACGGATGACTAACTCTGCCTTGTCTTTCCCTTCGGGGAAAAAGATGTTAAGTTTCTCTGGATCCATGTTACTGATGGCTTTAAATGTTACTGATTAGCAGCTACACGAAGTTCTGCATGAATAGTCTTCTGCAATTCGTCGCGTGTTGCAGGGCGAGAGGAAACAAGAATACCCTCGGAGTTGTAGATGCAAACCATGCGTTCCTCTTCGTCGAGGAACTGGTAGCACTTCTCATGTACGAGTTTACCTTTGGACTTGAGATTCTCACGGATTGTAGAAACTTCCTCTTTGAGAGGCTTCAACTCTTGGTTGATTTCGTCTTTGTAATCCTTGATTTTCTCTTCGAGAGTGGCGATACGGATATGCTTTTCAGCAAACCCGTCTTCATCTTGGCCATCTCGTCAGCATCGAATGACTTGTGATAGTCGATTTCTACCACCTTGTCAGCATTGTCAAGAAGGAACTGTTTCCTTTCTTTCGGGTCTTGGATTTCCTGGCTTCCCGGACAAAATTTGTTCATGATGACTTAAAATTTAAATTAAACACTATATCATGCCCAGCTTTCGCTTGAGCTTTTCTACTACTTTTTCGGTAATTCCAAAATTCATACCTGCCAACGGAAGTGTAAAAGGTGAAGGTTTTGCTGTCACCCTCAGCACATCGTTTCGCTTGGATTCAAATATCTCCTTCTGTTTACCCATCGACATGTCGTAGGTTATGCAGGTCTTCATCAGATAGTGGCGTTTGCCAACCTCATAACCAAGACCGACGACATTCTTCATACAAGCGTGAACATTGTCATCCCTGTGGCGTTCCTTACGTCCAGAGATATATTGTGTCCTGTCGATATTGAAAGAACAGTCATCTTTTAGCATCTGCTTTATCAAATCCTTTCCTTTGAGGTCGAGATTGTTGTACTGAGCGTACCTCTCGAAGAAGTGAGGAATAAATGTGCAGATGGTGGAAAACTTCTGCTCTGCCTGATTGACAAAAGCCTGATGAAGAACGAGGCCATTCTGAATCTGTAGAACACCGAAGGTAGAAGAGAAGTCATCCTTGCCGAAGAATTTGGTCGTTACGAGCCAAGTATTCTTTCGAGGGCTGACATACTCAGCGAAAAGATATTTCGGGAAGTCGTGCATCTTAAGCGACTTCCGGCGAAAGTCTTTCCATAGGTGGCGTTCCCAATTCTCTACATTGGGGAGGTCTTTCAGAATCTCATTGCGCACCTCTTCATGTGTCATATTCAGTAATAGCATATTAGGTTTTCTTCATTCTTGTTATACATATTATTTATCTTTATTGTGTTTATCGACTTGCCTGACGATGGCATTTTTCGTCAATCTGAGCCGACGAGCAATATTGTACTCACGATTAGAAGTATTCCCTTGCTGGATGATGACCACCGCCTTATCAATAAGCTCACACAGGAGCTTGTAGTTGGTTTTGCTGATATTTATTTCCATAGTCCACACTGCAGGAGTCGAACCTGCGACCTTCGGCTATTTTTATATTATGGCACAACATTCTTCAATAGGGTTGCCGACGCTCTACCGCTGAGCTAAGTGAGGTATTGCCCTCATAGGAGAGGGCAAATGGGTTTGTTATGTGTTCTGTGAGGACTTTCACCTCTCCACTGTCCTTTCAGTGGCATATATGGTTTATAACTCGATGAATCTTTTCATCATTCTTCTTATATTGCGGTGTACTTTGTTTTGTATCAATAAGCCAAAGAGCACTGTTTTTGTGGAGGTGAAGGAGTCGAACCTTCTACACCAAACTTGAGGGTCAAAGCCTCCAGGTGGTTTCTCCTGCGGGTCTGCGTGGCCTTTGCAGTCCCATCCCCCGTTTAGAAAACCTTGGGAACTTCACAGCGGCCAAGGTCAGCCTATGAATTATTTACTTTGTTAATTCTGAGTGAGGCAATATCTCACGACATTGATGGCCTCTGAGGATTTATCTATTGCTTATGTCTTCAAATATTGATTTGCCGGATATTGCGTTTGATGCGATAAGGTTGTCAATCTCCTTCTTGATATAGAAGATGGTATTGCCTACAACCGAATAGTGTAATGTTCCGCTCTCGCGGCGGTCTTTGAGCCAGTCTTTGCTAACACCAAGGTACTTTGCAGCTTCCTTGTTGGATAGCCATAGCTTGCGAGTGTCTATTTTCGCTACTTTCATTTCGGCCATACCAATTCAACCATAAAAATGAGAGTGAATACTATTCCGGATGCCAAGAAAGCAAGCAGGAATATCGTTACAGTATCATTTGTGTTTGATCTATTCATTGTGCAAGGAATTTAGAAAACGTACTTAAAGGTTTCTATTCCACCGTAGGCTGAAAGAGCCTGCGAACGAATAGCTTTGGCAGATTCGGAGTCGGAGCGATAAGCAAGTGCGTTGAACACTGCTGAACGGGAGCAACGCATCACTTTCATGAGTTTTTCAACGTTTCCCGATGGTACTTGAATGATTTTTTTCTTTCTTGCCATTGTTATTTAAAAATTTATTTTTAAATTTGCAGTTTGGAACCAAAATGTAAACAAGTTGTAAACTCGTTTCTATGGTTTGATGATGCAAAGATAAGCATTTTGCTTGGATAATATAAGCATTTTGCGAATGTTTTAACGTATTTAAACGTTTGACCTATGAAGAAGTCTGAAATGCTAAACAAGCTAATTGCCTATTACTCAGATGGTAACAAGGCAAAATTTGCGCAAAAACTTGGAATTAAGGCGCAAACAATTAATTCGTGGGAAAAACGCGAAACATTTGACCACGAACTACTTTATGCGTCGCTCGACGATATATCGGGCGACTGGTTACTTAGTGGTGAGGGCGAAATGCTTAAAAGTAAGCGTTTTGCGAACACCGAACAAGACAACAACTCAGAGCTGATAGATTTATGTAAGCAACTCGTACTGAATTATCAGCAACGCGAGGAGGTTGTGGCTAAATTAGTGTCTTTGATTAAGTGA